CAGTCAGCACACCAAGGGTCAAGCTGCTGATATCGAGATCCCTGGCGTAGACAATCTCGATCTTTATCACTGGATCGGGCAGAGCGTGGAATTCGATCAGCTAATCTTGGAGTTCTACAGCGGCGAGCCCGCCAGCGGTTGGGTCCACGTTTCCTATGTTTCACGTGAAACAAACCGCCGGGAACGGTTGCGGATTGATAAGTCTGGAGTCCGCCGGGAACAGTGATAAGATATCCCCGTGTAGTACCTCCCTATGACGAACTTAGGCCCGCCCCGACAAGGGCGGGCTTCCTTTTGGGTTCGGATCAGGCTAGCCTCTCGCATGGTTAAGTTTTAGCTATGAAGAGGTCGCTGTTTCCCCAGCGGCCTTTTCTCTTTCCTTCAACAAATATTCGTACTCCCTGAGACGCCAGAGCGCTTCGTCCCAATCATAGCTTGCATAACTGCCCTCAAAGTCCTCTTGAGGCGGCAGGCTGTCGGGTCCGTCTATCCAGATGGTTCTGTAGCCGTCGAGGCGCTCTACCTCAATACTGCAACCCAATCTTTTCGCAAACCTGTGCGCTTCTGCACGAGAACTGGCGTATGGGTCTTTCGGCTTCGATATATCAACCTCTGGTTTTCTTACGTTATCAGAAGTTAATTCCCAAACCCCAACAACCCGCGCCCTGCGCTTCACACGCTTGTCCTTGATAGATACAATCTCTCGTATCCGTCCGCATGTGTAACGTCGTCCACTGATTAGTTGCCAGTGGTATCCGGCGCTTACAAGAAACACACGATCCGAGGTTCTGTCCTTTTTTGACAGCCTCAGCCATCGTGCCAAAGTTGGCCCTGCGCGCCTGCTTAACGACACACGATGTCCGTCGTCATCACAAGCGCTATACGGCGTAGCTTTGATATTGCACGAGCGCAAGGCATCCAAAATTTCACTCCAGTGGGTTCCGGTAATCCTCCGGCGACCCGTGTTCTTTCGGATGAGCCTTGCGGCCTCACCTGTCGTTATACCGGCAAGGGCCGAGACTACGGATGGGCCGCAAAATGTATTCTTGTCGGCACCATCTTTGATGGCTCTTAGTTTTAGTTTCATCGCACACTCCTTTGTGCGCGAGAGCGCTAACCTGATTCACAATGTCAAAGAGCAATTAACACTAAGAGTATATCATCCCCGATTCTCGGAATCGGCTGAACCCCCCGGATTCCATAGGTTTCGGGGCGATCCCAAAAATAACTCTTTGAAATTGCAAAGAATCTTTTTTTCAAAAAAGCAAAGAAATCGCTTTTTTTTGATTTTGGCCTCTAATGGTTAGTAAGCTAATGGTTGGTTAGCTTGCCAACTTCTGTAGAAGATCCGCGTACCCGGCGATATCGGTCGCGTGATCGGGATCTGACTCGTCCCCCACTTGGGAGCGCGCGACCTTCAGCAAGATCATCATGCGGGCCACATCGGTAGACGTGACCGGCTTTCCAAGATAGGCGCTCCAGAGATCAGCGATGCGCCGATGGCAGGCCCGATAGTCCCCGTGTCTACCGTGGCGGTTCTGGACCGCTTCGGCAGCGCCCTGAAGAATCTCCATTTTCTGGGCCACTAAACGCGCCCCCGCCAACCGCCCGTATCGTATTCCGTGCAGCGGAAGCAGCCAGTATCCAAAGCGAGCTTCATGGCGATTTCACAGGGATAGCCAAGCTCTTCGTAGCGGGATTTGTGAACGATCAGGCGAGCCTCGGTGTTTCTGGTCCCGTCATCGTCTTGAAAGGCATTGCGATGGATGGACAGAATCTGATCGCTCTTATTGGCCCAGTGCTGCGAGCCCGCGATGCTTGAATATGTGATCGGATCTCTAACCCCGGCCCCGATTGGCTTGGCCGGGTGGGCGATGATTTGAAGGTGCAAATTACACGCTTTCGATAGATAGGTGCAGTCGTCCAGACATCTGCCAATCCATTCCGTCTCGGTCTGGCGTCGCCGGTCAAAGGTTGGAATGATCATGTTGAATGGATCTATGCTGACAGCCGAGACGCCAAAGCGAGCATGGCAGTCGTTGACTGTTTCCATGATCCATCCCCATTCGGGGGAGTTCCTCTCATGGTGCAAAAACAGGAAATGATCCTCGATCCAGGCATCTGCCTGATCCTTCTCCGAATCGGTCATCGCCGTTTCTAGTTTGCCGTGATAGGCGCTTCTGAGGTTTCTTCTGACGAACGGTTTTTCGCGAGTCTCCATGCTCATCAGCGCGACTTTTATGTCGTACTGCCGGACGATCTGAGCCCATAGCTGCTGGCTGAGATGGCTTTTCCCGTGACCGGGCCAGCCCGATAATACACTGAGACAGGTTGGCGATAGATGTATTCGGCTTTCGAATTCTGCCCATCCCGGTCGCCAAAGAACCAGGGCCGGTGGCTCGGGAATCTGGGAAAGGCGGTAGACGCCCTGGATTGGAAACTCCTGAACCTCTGCGCGTAAATAGGCATGGAGTCTTTCTGCGTCCCACGCCACCAGCAAGTCGTTGGCGTCTTTGATCGTGTCGGGGAAATCCACCCAGTGGCATTTAACAGCCCCCAGGATGGAGGCTAAATCGGCGCGCAAATGCCGCCCTGGACTATCGCTATCGGTTACCAAGATGAACCTTGGGCAGCGGTCCAGCCCAGCCGCCAAGGCCGCCCCGATATATTCGTAACGCTTGGCGCTGGGAGCGTCTTCTGTAGCCTTGGCCGGTGCGCCGCCAACCACGCTGAGAACGGAATGGGCGGGGACTCCCGCCTCGACCAGCGCAAGCGCGTCCATTTCGCCTTCAGTGACATAGACCTCTTCCAAAGGCCCATTAAGCACCGCTGCTTGATTGAAGAATTGCTGAGTTCCACCGGGTTTCTGGCGGTAGTCTTTTTGGGTAAGCGGCCGCGCCTTCCAGTTGACGGTTTCGCCTGAAGCATCAAGATAGTTGAAAGTTATGGCCGGGAGTTTGCGATCACCAAACAGTATGAGATCGCCGCCAGCGTTCATCGCGCGCAGGGTTTCGGCGCTGATTTTTCTTCGCGCTGCCCACTGAATCGTACGAGCGTCTAGCCTCATCGTAGAATCCCTTAAACTGACAATGGTGACAGTACCAAACGACTTCTGACCCTTGGCGCGTTATCGACAAAGGCGTATCGGTTTTTTTCTTCCGCTTGGCACTGCACTGGGGACAGCGCGCCTTTATCGACCCATCGTAGCTCGGGGCGAGTCGGCTGATCTGTTCGTCCTTCACTCCGCTACCTCGAATTTATCGACCTGATCGCCGTATTGATCCCATCCCGGCCATCGTTGGCGGGCAAACATCTCCAGATATGGACCGCCCACAAGGCGTTCGATGCTCGCATAAATCTGATCAGGCTTTCGCGAATGCTCCCGCCGTGGCGCAGAGATCACCTGCCGCACGTCAGCGTGTAAACGCTTTGGCTTCCCCCGCGTCGCCAGCAGGCACACTTCCGCTTCCTTGCGTGACCAGTATCCCATGCCGATGGAGGGCTTGACCCATATGAACGCTATGGTTTTGTAGATAAATCCCCAGGCATCTATCAATGTGAGCGCCGTCTGGAGATGGGAATCGACCGTCCAAAGAAACAGGGCGGCGTCTGGGGCCGCTTTCTCCGCGACCGGCAGCGAAAATAGACTCTCGAACACCATTGTTGGGTAGCTGGGTGAGCGCCCCTTTCCCTTGTCGGACCAGACCCGAAAGTCCCACGGCGGATCTGCCAGAATCGCCCCGTATCTCATATGGGACTCACCGCAACATCGCCGCTTTCCCAGGCTCGCCAGCGATTCGAGAATCGCTCCACGACGCTCTCGGCCTCGAAAACGTCGAGCATCAAGCAAGCGTTCTCGCCGTACTGCTTAAACGCGCATAACTCAATGACTTGCTTGTCGTCGCGGATCGCACCATTTTCAAAGCAGATCCCGTCCATCGCGGCCTTCACGACATTGTCGAGGTCCGGTTTGATCGCGTGCGTGCCGCTCTTCAAGAGCGCCGCTTTCCGGGTGCGCGGGGCGCTTGGCGGGGGCTCAAAGATCGCCGCGACATGAACGATAACCGCGCTCTTGGTTGCCGACCTACCGGCCATCGTAATGGCCGTCATCTCTCTAATTCGCTGCTCGTAGTTGCGCGTTTTCTCCGGCGTGTAAACGTGCCCGCTCTGTGCCACTCTGGGACGCCCCTTCGCGACGGGCGTCCCCTGGATCGTGAGATGGAAAAACGGAATCATCTTCTGGACACCGTGGCGTCGAGCTTAGCCATCCAGCGGTCGAAATCGGCCTCGGTGCCGCCCGATTCAATGACTGATTTCATCACCGCCAAGCAAGTAATCGTGCGATCTTTGATCGTGGGGGATCCCGTCATAACGCCCTGTGGCGTCGTTGGAGCGGGTATAGGGGGCGCGGGGGGCACAGGTGCCTTCTTTTCGTAGAAGGCCGGTGGGAGGTCGTCTGAGGGGCTCTGAGACCCATTTGATTTGTCGAGCGAGGCGACAGCGCCGAAAATTTCCTTAACATCGCCGCGTTTGGACACAAGCATGTCCTGTTCGCCGCGATATTCCTTGCCGAGATACCACTGGAACTGGAAAGTTTTGCCCGGTCGGAAGTCAGCAAGCGTATCCGCCCAACCCTTCAGAGAAACTCGCTCGCCGGAGTCTACGTCGATGCCGGTGATCGTACCGGGGGCGTTGCCCTGCCCCTGATCGATGCGCTCAACGTCCATCGTGATGATGTTTGCCGCCATTATTTAATTGTCTCCTGATTGGCCGGAAAAAGGTGGCGCGGGGGCTTGGCCGGACCCCCGCACCGGCACGGTTGAGAGGCTAAGAAACAACCGCGCCAAAGATTTCTGTTTGAGCCGCATAGCGGGCCAGATGCAGCGCCGCCGCGAACGCCGCGACATTGGCATCGTGATCGCGAAGCAGCGTCGCCTCGACCTCGCCGGTAGCGCGGGAAAACCGCACCAGCAGGCAACCGTCAATCTGCTCGCCCGTTTCGCCCAGCATATGTCGGTAGGCCGTTAATTGGCCGATGTGGCCCGCTTTGATGCTGGCGCTGAGATCGGTGACTCCTTTCCAGTCCAAAACGTACGTTTTCCCATCGTTTAAACGGGCCACCATGTCGCACGTTCCGGCCACCTGCCAGCGCAGCGAATAGAGTCGGCGCTCAATATCGATAACCTCCGCAATATTGGACGCAAACCATTCGCCGATGCCGGTTTGACATTTGGCAATGTCCTCGTCGTTCGATAGCTCAGGATTCAGGCCGTGGGCAAGATCTTCAACATAGCGATGAACCTCGGTGCCGACATGTCCGGCGGACTTGGTGGCTCTATATGGCGCTTTGCAAACGTCTTTGGCCCACGCCAACCTGTCATCGCCGGGGCCGTTGGATCGCAGAAGCTCCTCGCGAATAACTTTTGCGGCCCAGCCGCTAGCCGCGCCGAATGCCAGAGGATAACTCGACGCCACGGCTGACACGCTGAGGTCGACTTTCTCGTTGTTCCACTCGTATCGGTGGTTGCCGGGGCGGAACGTCAGCGTCCCGCCCAGCATTTTAATAATTTCCATCACTACTTCCCCTTAAAAATTACCTCGCCTCGCCTGACCTTGCCCAGCCACGCCCAGCCTCGCCTTACCACGCCTCGCCGAAC